ACAGCCGTAACATCACCAAGGAGAAAGTCCTGGTGGTGCTTAAGGAATACACCGGTCCTGCAGACCCGGGTGATCCCACTCAGCCTTCAACCTTCAAGATTGCTCGCGAAACCCTGATCACGGCCCAGCGCCTGCTTCTGGATACGGGCAACCTGAACATGTTCCATCAGAGCATCGGTTCTCTGACTCTGCTGGATGACTACCGTCGTTGGCGTGACCGCGTCTTCATTGACGAACTGTCCAAAGCAGAAGCCAACGGTGAAGCTTCCACAAGCCAAGGTGGTTACTACTTCGCTGGTGGTAAGACTAAGGACTCTTCTGGTCGTATTTCTTACACTACTACTGAATACGGTAATGAAGTACAACAGTTCCAGGTTCGTACTGACCTGCTGAACGTTGTTAAGGATCTGCGTAAGCGCAACGTGCCGACCTTCTCTGATGGTCTGTATCGCTGTATTTGCGATCCTACCTTCATGCTGCATCTGCGTCGTGACAGCGACTTCCGCGAGATCGCTCGTTACGCAGGCAACCCTGGCCAAGGCATGTACATGGGTAACCCCATGATGCCTAACAACGCCAGCTTCTACATGGGTCCTCAGGCTGGTCAAGGCTACTTCCTGGCTGGCGAACCTGTGATGCCTACTGGTGTTCAGTTTGAAGGCGTTAAGTTCTTCGAGTCAACCAACTTCCCGACCAAGAACATTACTGCTTCCTTCGATGGTGGTAGTGCTTACGCTTCTAAGGAAGTTGCCCAAGGTTACTTCTTTGGTCCTCAGTCGATTGGTGTTGGTATTGGCGGCCCGAACGCACAAGTTCTTATCAACAACAACGACGACTTCAGCCGCTTCATCATTCTGATTTGGCAACTGTACGCTGGCTTCGAGATCCTCAATAAGGACTTCGTGACCACTGCATTCAGCTTCGTTCAGGACGACGGCACTGTCTGATAATCATCCATAAATTTATTTAGGAAAAAATAAATGTCTTATTTGTCAGCTAAGAAAATCTACCCAGGTAACTGGGCAGAACCTCTGAACGGTTGGTATCGGAATATCGATACCAACGATGACGGAACTAAGAACCTTTCTAACGGTGGCCCTACCTCTGTGTTGGCCATCCCTGGTTATCGTTACTTCCAGCAACGTGGTTATGTTGCTGTGACCCAAACGTCAGGTGATCCTCTGGTTACCGGTAACGTCATTGTTCCTTCTCCCTACCGCCAGGACACCACTCGTCCTGACATCACCGGTCTGGTGATCTCCGGTAGCGCTACGCAGCCTGCGTACGTCTATCGCACTGCAATCTCCGTGGCCTCTGGCTGGGGTGATGGCCGTGTTGCTTCTGGTGTGTTCGCTTCCACCGGTAACGTGATCTCATTCGGTCGCGCTGGTGCCCATGGTCCTACCGCTGCTTCTGGCGTTGGTGAGGCACCTATCCAGGCCAACATGACCTCCACCACCTCTGGTGACGCAGCCACGAAGATCTACTTCGCAGGCGGCAGCCAAGCTTTTGGTTCTAACCCCTTCCTGACTGCAACTGGTGCTGCAGGTGTCTCCGGCGGTGTTCTGCACTACCAGGCAACTGATGCAACTACCATGAAGGTGTTTGCCAAGGGTTCTGCCAACGGTACCAGCACTTCCGGTGGTGTTTATATCTCCACTGCTGATTCAGATGCAGGACTTGTGGGTTATCTCGTTGTTGAGATTTGCTACATCCAGCCTGATGATGCTCCTGGCTATGAAGACATCGATGGTTATATCATCGGTCGCACAGTCAGCTGATTGATGTAAACTAAGACCAGCTAATTGCTGGTCTTATGGCAACATCTACTTCGCCTCTGTATAAACATAAAAAAACAGGGGCTCGAATCAAAATCATTAGTGAATGGGATAATGGCGACTGGTTCATGGTCGAAGATCAAGACGGTCGCCTTTTTACTGTTTACAAGACTGAATTGGTTCCGGATGAAGTAGCAACCAAAAAAGTCAAAACGTTACAAGTAAAAGACATTGCTTCTCAAGAGGAGCCTCGTTCTTTTCCTCCCGATACACGTTTGAACATTAATGGTGCCACCGCCCAAATGATCGCTGATCATATTAAAGGAATTGGTCTCAAGACTGCTCGCGAGATTAAAGATTTGCAAATGTCCTTATCGGGTGAAAGGTTCAATAACCTCGAGCAACTCAGAAAGATTAAACGAGTCGATTGGGATGCAGTTCTTGCCGCTGACCTGATTCGAGTTTGATTCATCTTCTATGAAAGATCCTCTGGGAAACCAGGGGATTTTTTATTTCTAAACTTTCTAAAAATGATTACTACCATTTCGGTAGAAATAAATGCTTTGCGTCTTTTGTATAAAGTTGTCGCAGATGCTCATGATAAATGGCCTGGCGGAGACGCTGAAGAACAGGCTTGTTTATTAAACATGAAAACACAACTTTATGCAGCTTTGATGGACCATCTATTTGAATCAGATTCTTTTGATTAGTTCGATTTATAATTAGTTGATATTGAAAGGTAGAAGTGCAGTTATCTGACTTTGATAAAAGTAGAGTCAGGTATCACCTTGGCTATTTCACGGTTTCCGTGCCAGCAGGCGATTATGCCCGTCTGGAAGAAGCAATGAATACGGTACCTGATTCCTACTTCTACGATAAAATCATCATCCAAATCGGTCGTTGTGATACGGCTGAAAAGAAGACGGAAGTAGCCGATTCGCCTTCTACTCGAATTGAGACAATTGTTGGTGACGTTGATCGTACGATCCGTTCCAGTAATGCAAAGGATGCACTCAAGGTTTGGGATGAGATTTATCTCTATGAAACTAACCGACTTGCTGGCATTCTTTATGTTCCTAACTATAAGGATCCCCTGCAAGCTCGTTATCGTTACGAACGATCAGGTGCTGAATTTATTCAGGCTTTACCTGGACCAGCTGACACTGCTGTTGGTTCTCGCATGTACTTAATGGAAAACTGGAGGTAGTCATGAATCCGATTGAACAAAATTTAAATAAAGTTGGGCCAGCTATTGATAGGTTTATTGGAGGTCTTAATTTTCCAGGACAGCAAACACTTGTTAATTTCGGTAGAGAGCAAGAAAAAAGAGGTCTTGGCTCAGTATTAGAACTAAGTACTCCCTTTGGTTTTCTTGCATCACCTTTTGTTCCTAATACGCAAGTAACGCCATCTGAAGCTCCTAGTCCTAACTTTCTTCAACAGTTTTTATTTGGTATTCCTGAAAATCAACGTAAATACACTGTTGATGAAGCGGGTGAATATCAAGCAAGACCAACAGCTGTAACACCTGCAGATCGTGCTTATGAACAAGAAAAAAGCCGTGCTCTTCAGTTAGCAGAACAAGATCAGCTTGCTAAGAAATACCAAGTTGCAGATCTTACACAACAGTACAACTCTGCTTCTACTCCAGAAGAGAAGCAACGCATTGGTTTACAAATCTGGGCAACAACTAATCCACAGCTTGCTCAATCTGTTAGCCCAAGGCAAGTAGGTTACGAACAGGCACAGGCTGTAGTTAAACCTCCAAAAGACGATAAATTAGACCAAACTCAAAAAGCACTCCTGAAGCAAGCCTTCCGGAGACAGCTGAAAAAGTAATTTTTGACCTTTCTTATGACCCTCTGCTCAAACCACGTTAAAAACTTGGTACTTGCTACAAGCCTGCTTGTATCTGTACAAACTGTATTTACACCTGGTTTTAAAGCAAGTTCAAATTGGGTAGGGCAATAAAGAGTTAAATACCATGACGACACCTAAACAAGGAATACTTCCACAAGAAGAACGGATGGCTATCTTCCGTGGGGCCAAGGCATTAGGCTTGGATCCATATGAATTTGGTGCATTCTTATCTTTAGAGTCTGGTCCTAACATGGACCCCAATATTGTTGGTGGTGCTGGTGGTCGCCATAAGGGTTTAATTCAATTCGGCCAAAATGAACAAAAAACATACGGTATCTCAGGACCTCAAACTCGGGCAGGCCAAATGCCAAAGGTTCTGCAATACTTCCAAGACCGTGGTTATAAGCCAGGAATGGGCATAGCTCGTGCTTACGCTACTGTTCTTGGTGGTAATCCAAATGTTTCATTAACAGCACAAGATTCATTTGGAACATCAGTTCAATCAATGCTTCCACGCTTCTTGGAAGGCGGCGATTACTACGCAAACGCTAAACGAGTCCTTGGTGATATTCCAGAAGACTTTGGAGGCACCTACGCTTCCTCACCCTTAACAACAACTCAAAAAGAATTTCAGGCAACAACTCAAAAACCAGTTACGACTGAGCAACGTAAAAAGAGAGCAACATCTTTATTAAGCATCATGAAGGATAATATTCTTCAACAAGTGCTCAGCAATTCCTTGGGGCGTCTTTTCTAATGTCTTACATTCAATACGCTGATAAATATTTGCCAGGACGATTTAATCGTTTCACTCCTAAGCCGCGAAGACAAGACTCAATGTCAAGTAAACATTTTCAACGTTTTCTAAGTTTACAGAGAGATCCAACTTCTTTGTATAGGCAAGCTGTACGCTTGCCAGAAGGTTTTACCAATTACATGAATATGGTTCAAGAGTTTGGATTAGATCCAAGTTCTTTCTAAGAAACATTTCTGCATTTTGTACTATTAGAATAAGAGAAGTTTTCGGAGGCCCCTGTCAAAAAATATAGGCAGGGTGTTTAGTCAAATATCTAGTACCAGCACAAACAAGCAACCACTTTTAGTTGACCGCCCTTTATTTGATTCAGTGCGTGTCACTACGCAGACTGTTGGCAGTCAATCAAGCAATACTGTGTTTGTTCAGGGTGGTCAAGCACCTTCCATCCTGGTAGACATGGATGCTGCACTAGAAGAAGATAATAATAATGGTGGTGTAGTTGAATCGATTACGATTACTCGTAACGATTATTACCGAGGTACTGACTACACAATTAACAGCACAACCTCTGGTGATGTTATCGCGTTATCTAGTGGTCAAGTTGTCTTAATTTCAGACACTGGCTTAATGGCGACAGCACCACAAAGTGGATATGGTTATTACACTTACACCGGATCAACCACTCTGACAGGTGCAAACACCAGTCTGATTTTCTCCGGTGGTATTGGTAGTGGCTTTACTTATAACGGTGTTGTTTACGGTGATCAACCTTCGGTAACATTTGTCTTCTACCACACTCGTGGTACAACCACTCCTATCCCAGCTTCTGGCGACTACCGAATCTTGTTCGCCAAAGAAGTTCCTGCAGATACTCAGCGTGTTGACTGCACTGACTCAATGCCTGAGCTTGCAGTTCCTGTAGTTTCTGCTGGTAATACTACTGGTCTTGGCGAAGGATCTCCTTTACGCAACCGAGGTATTTACCTGGAACGAGGTGACCGCATTTATGTGGGTGTCTTCCCTGACGGCCCCAATATTTCTGGTTACACGGCTGGTGCGCATATTACTGCTCAAGGCGGCTTCTTCTAATAATGGGAAAACGCGGAAACTCCTTCGGAGCAGCCCGTAACTCAAAAGGTAATTCGTTTGGGGATTTTGCTCGTTCCGAAGCGACTGCTCCTAAAACTGTAACTCCAATCCGGACAGAGTTCTCTAGAGGCTCTGTTCCGGATTCAATTTATTCATCAAATAGAGAATCAGCATGGACTAGGTGGCGTCGTGGCTTTGAAATTTATGCCAATAGTATTGCTACTGAAGTTTATAGCTATCCTTTTGATTACCAAATTCCGTTGCCTCCAGGAACGGTTATTCCCCCTGGTGCAAATGCACCTAAAATCCCTGGTGCATTCCAAGGTTTTCCAACAACAAACAAAGAACTAGGAATGCATTGGGCCGGTGTACGCATCGCCGGTAGTCTTCGGTTTGATAATATTCGAGATAAGGACGGAGACCCTTCTCCAATCGCTTCTGTCACGGAAGATAAGGATTATTGGTATGTAACACTAAGTGGCGACTGGAGCGCCAGTACACCGCTTCCTGCGCCCTTATTTATTCCTCCTATTGGACCTGTACCAAAACAATATCCAATTAATGGAGAAATTTTAGAGGATCGAATTGTTTCTGTTGGAGGTACTCCGATTAATAGTGAAACAATTGATCCCACAACACAGCGTAGATATGGATATGTTCAAGCTGTTCTTGTTGAAACAGATGAAGCAAACGGAATTCTAAAACTACAAAAACAAGGATCAGTTGAATCTACTCCTGATGGGGTGCTTCAAACTCCTTCAACTAGGCCTCCAAATGTTGGTCGTTTCTTAATGACTGGCACACGGTACTGCTGTTCTTGCCAAGACTTTACGCGTCGAGATTATGCGTATCTCATGGGTCTTGGAAAAGGTAATCAAAAACTTTTCCCTAGAACAAAAGTTGCAACTATAAAACCAGGTCGCCGTGAGGTAATGAAATTAAATGGAGATGTTAATAATAATGCGATGACCAGTGCAACGGTGAATCGACAAATGGAAGTGATTGCTCCAGCAGCTGCTTATAACATTCCACCAACTGTCACACCAAACAGTAAAACAGTCTCCGGAACTTTACGAGATAACCCTGGTGTGTTCCGTGATTTTGGTAAAACCTATACAAGAAATCTTCCCTTACCTTCTCTCGAAGGTGCCAAAGCAGAAGGACCGCCCAAGTATAACGACTATAAAACTCGGCAAAACGAAGACGGTTCTTACACGATCACGTCTCTTACAGACAACTGGACGCCTCTTTTGGATGAGATGCGTTACTGCAAACATATTTATGCAATGAAGTTTGCAGAGAAAGTATTTCCTCCTGAGCCTTCAGACCTTCCTGTTGATTATGGAAGCATTACAGAATGGGAGCAAAAGCTTGTTGCAGATACTGCTAAGCAAAATGAAAAAGCCGGTTATGAACTAGCAATGAGAGGTTTGTCATTGATGGATGTACCACCGTATAACTGTCAAGCACCAATGATGATGCCCATGATGCAAAAGTTATTTAATGTGCCGTCAACATTTGTATTGATGACTGGTTTCCGTATGTATGATAAAAATGGAAAAGAATATAATCCTTCTCAAGGTGGTAAACCAGAAACGTAATGGCTGATTTTGGTGAAATTACAGACGGTACATTTATTCTTTCGCAAGAACAAATTGATGCTCGTAAATACGGATTTAGTCCAATAAAAGCATCTGGTATTCCTACGGTATATCACCCTGGAGACGTGGTGAACTTACCTTTTGAATCAGGTGAGGTTTCAACGATGGAAGCAATTGGACTTGCGTGGTCGTCTTTTTCTAGTGGTGTTGTACCCGAATAATACAAAAAATCTTAATATTGTATACTTTAGATAAGTCTTATAGAGATAAGTCTCGTAAGACTTATTAGGATTTCCTTAACTACTCGCCAGTCTTCCTGATCGTTTCTTATGGTCTGGTTACTTAGCCCATATCAACCATGACTCAAGCACCTCCCCTTGATCAGCGGATTGTTGATGAATTTTTTCAAGTGGAGAAAAGGCGCGGCTCGAAGGGAGTTGCCTGGCTTTACGGAATGATCGCAACGTACGGGATCAAGCCAGAAGATCTAGAAGGCGGATACCACTGGGATGACCGCTCCCTTATTTTGAACAGTAAGAAAAGACCAATCCACCCACTACATCCTCAGTGGGTTTTTCTATTTCGTCTCAAAGAAAAACAGCCCCACAAACTGCAGGGCTGCCATAAGTCGCTTGCTTCAGCACTTTACCGTGCCATGGCGCATCAGCAAATCAGCTTTAACATTACTGATCTGTTGTTAGCACATGATCTGCGAAAGACCTACTATCGTAGCTTCAAGCAGAAACGGGCATCAAACCCTCCTTGTGAAGTTGCTTTCTGACTGCTGACAGGTTCCAGCGATAACTGTCACGCGACATACAGCCAGGGAATGCTTTATAGTGGGGACCCAGTTTCAGAGTGCCGTTATCACGGTACTTGAATAGAGTCTTTCGGTTAACTCCCAAGAGGTCTTCTACACGCTGGGCAGAGACCCATCCTGGCGTTTTAGTCATGGTGACGCAGAAAGGCGTACTTACGTAAGCTAACGATTGTCAAATTTTTGTCAACGAGCTTAAGTATCTTTTTATCTGTTTACTTTAGTCAGTTAAATATTTAGGCAAATTAAAATAAATTAGTGGCAACTAAAGAGTATGTTCAATTGTGAACAGGATCCCCTTACCCTGCTCATTGAATTAACTCCGAAGCTAGCGAAAAAACGTTTTAGACAATCAATATACGACTCTTGGGACTGTAAGTGTGGATACTGTGGCGAAACAGCGACATCACTTGATCACATCATTCCTCGATTTAAATCTGGATCTAGCAATAGAAATAATTTAATCCCTGCTTGTCGTCGATGCAATTCCAATAAAGCCAGTAGTAATATGGAAGATTGGTATCGGCATCAAGAGTTCTTCTCTGAAACTAAACTACAAAAGATTAAAAACTGGATGGCACAAGAACTTATTGATTTAAATTCTTACGAGCAAATTGCTGCTCAACTGAAAGCTGCTGGTTAATTTTGATAAACTTATAAGACTAAAGAGCAAGAGAGATGGCACTTACATATAACGCTGAAACAGGAGAATGGAATCTTAAGCGTTCTGAAACAACAGGGGAATGGGAACTTGATGATGAAGGAAACGTCAGTGCGTTTGAAAAAACAAATTATGAAGATAATATACCTTTAATAGAAAATCCACCACCTGTATTCGAACCGACAAATTTTCCGGAGACACCCGAAGAAGTTGATTCTAATTACCCTTTAAAACAAGATCATAAACAGTTTTATAAAGATTGGGTCGCCAGCAATGATAGTACTGCAGGTATTAATGGAGCACTTAGAGGCCTTTATGCTACTTATTTTGGACGATTTCCAACTCAAACAGAAATAGATGACTGGAAGACAGGACTTGAAGCAACTTATGGGTGGGAGTACCATATTCCAAACGAACGACCTGGTCTAGGCACAGGTTGGGTAGCTCCAAGTGTTGGAAAAACAATCTTTACAATTCTGGATGATGCAATTTCAACCAGTGAGGAAAGAATTTTTTGGGATGATCTATATGCAGCCAATAAAGAAACAAACTTACTAACAGAAGCAAAAGCTAGTGATAATATACAAGCCAATATTGACAATAAAAAAATAAATGATGCCAGAGTACAAATTTATAACGATAGAAGAGAATACAATGAAGCTGTTGAAGAATCAAATGCATTTAACAGGCAATTAAATATAGATAACGCGTTTAAGAATGCAGCATATGCCTTAATGGTTGATCAGCTTGCGCCTAATTCAAAAGGAGGATATTACATTGATGAACGCAGTAAGTTTGATAAAGAAAATTTAGTTAGTGGTAAATTTTTTGAACCTATTATTCAAGAATTAAAAGACAGAGCCGAAGAAGATGGGCTAACAATTGATGTCAATATCTCTGAAGAAAGAGCCGAAGAATTACAAGAAACGCTTAGAGGGGCATATAGGAATTTCTACGTCACAGACATATTAAGAAAGTGGAATCCAAAATTTGGTGAGCAGCCTCCCTATGCTGATTATTTAATTAACAAAGAAACAGATGCTTTACTTGAAGCATTAAAAACTGAGGCACCAACGGAAGAACAAGAAGAATTACTTAAAAAATATAGTGAATTAGATAAAGATAATTTCTTAGAAGATTTTGATCCTGTTAATGGATCTTTTCAAGACCTTAAAGATTTTATAGAACTATCAGGAGCAGCTACTACAGGTGGTTTTGATGCTAAGTTTTATGCATCACAAGCTCCCAATGTTAAAGAAGCTTGGGATAAAGCTGTAGAAGAAGATGACGTTGATATCGTAGAAAGATATGGAGAGAAAAATTATTATTGGCAGCACTATACACAGGTTGGTAAAGCACAGGGTTTAAGAGGCAACCAAGCAGAAGATACAGCAAGAGCAGATGCTTACCAAGAAGGAACAAAAGATCAGCTTGATGCTGACATACAGAGTGCAAGAGATTTACAGCTTGGATTTCAAGGAAATACTATTACAGACCGTTTATTTGAAATTCAGGTTGAGGATGAAAACGGTGATCGAAAATTTATTGTCAAAGAAGAGTGGGATAAAGCAAGAAGAGGCGATCCATATTGGAAAGAATTAGCTATAAATAATTATTTAGATGTAGAAGATAAAGACCAATTCGCAGCTCTTTTTCGTCTTTCTGACGACCCTTTATTTAAAGGTATTGTTTTTCAAGTAAATCAAAGTCCTGGTGGAATTACAGATTTAGAGCAAGCAATCCAACAAGCTGCTGGCGAAAAAGCACAAGTAGATGCTCAAAAATTTGGTGCTTTAAATCAAGCTATTCTTAGAGACACAATTGAAGAAATGAAGAAACAACGAGCGGAACAAGAAACGCTCAGTTTCTATAAAGGTTTTAATACATTTTCTGAAATATTTGATATGAATAAAACACTGGCAGATTCAATCTTAGGAGATTCAGGTGTTGGAGGTATTCTGTCATTTACTTCAGCAGGTAAAGCAGAAGAAGATTTATTGGAAAATTTAAACGAATTATCTGGTGTTAGAAATAGTGTTCAATATAACTGGACACGTTGGTTTGATGAAGCGATCAAAGAAAAGTACGGCATAGATTACAGCGTTTTTGAACCATTAGAAGAACAGATGGATGTCATCAGTGCTTTTACGGATGAAAAAACAACTAAAAAAGTTTGGAACGCAAATCAAAACACATTTGATCAAGATTTTCTTGATCGAGCAGGATTTAAAACAACTGAAGACTTAGTTTCTTTTTTAGAAGAACAAGGAGATCAAGGAGCAACAATTTTAACTACCATTCAAGGAGATCCTGGAGATGAAGCTAAGTCTGTATTAGATCCAATTAGTTCTGTTTTAGAAGAAGATATTAAAACAATTGAAGAACAAAAAGATAGAGGTCTGGTTCTTGGCTTTGAAACAGAAGATAGAGTTCAAATGATGAATATTGAAGCTGAATTTGCTAGACGTTATATTGATAACTATTTAACACCACGTTTTGATACATCAAGATCAATGGATGAATTTGTTGAATATCTTGATGTTAGGCAAGAAGAGAAAAACCCATTTCAAACTCAAGATACTTATTCTGCATTACAAACCTTAGCTGATTTACAAGCTAATGCGTATATAAATACTATTCAACAAACACAAGCTAATGATGGTGCAAGAGTTTTTGATCCTAATTTTTATTTTGATCCAATTCCAGATCCTTCCAATGAGGAAGAGTATTTAAAACAAAAAACTACCGTTAATGAAGATTGGGATAAAGCAAAAGCAGGCGATGATTATTGGAATGCGCAAGCATATCGTTTTGGTATTGATATCAATAACAAAGCTGCATTTGCTCGAATGCACTTTGAAGTAAAAGGACAAGGTGAAGGATTTGACCCAGCAGAAGACTATATCAATGCAGGTAAAGTAAGAAACTTTATTTTCGATACCGTTCTTCCTACTTTAGAAAAAGAAGCTGAGAAAGGTGATCCTGTCTTTGGTCAATTTATTACACCAGAAGAATTTGCGGACGAAATGCTGAGAGGTCTTGATCCCTCTAATACTCCAGCAGAATGGCAAGAATTATTACAACGCTATGGACTTGAAAGTTTTGAAGGAGATATTGAGGAACTTAGAGAATACATTATTGAGATTCTTAGAACTGGTTCGGCACAAAAAATTCGAGAAGAAATTAAGTACTTAAATGAAAAACGTCAAAGGCCAACACAAGAAATTCTTGGTGTTACCTACATTCAAAGAGATGAAGATTTTAAAGATGAAAAAGCAAAACCAACAACACAGTTATATTCAACCTTTCAAAAAGCAGGTTATGAAGGTACAGAAGATGAGTTCTATGAAAAGTTTTTCCCTGATTTAGATAGAAGCGAACAAAT